GATTGTACTTGTACTCAACATTGAAGTATCAGTACCTTTAAATGTAATAACTTCATTTTCAGGCTGTGGAATATTAACGAAAGGAGTTACATTCACGCCAGTTACGTTAGGCTTGCCGACTTTGGAGATTGTGAATTGAGCACCATCGTTAAAGTTTGCAGCAGTTGCTGGAGAAATGGCTCTAACAATATCACCTTGAGTTAATAGTACTCCGGCAGCGGTTGCTGTTAGATATCTTTGGTTTGTAGTAGCTGTGTTAGTTCTGTCGTATGAAATTGCTAAAGTATTTAAACTTGTTGGTCCTAGAGAAGTGGTGGCATTTTTCATAATCATGAAACCGCCAGCATCGGAACTATTATTTGATGAACCTTCAAAAGTTAAATTATATAAACCAGTTTCATTAATCGTCCAGCTATCTCCAAGAATGGCTGATGGATTATAGGTAGCAGCAGAACCTGTGTTTGAAGCTACAGAAGTAAAGTAAACAACTTCAGTATTAGTAGAACCTCTTCCGCCAAAACCACTTACTCTAACATGCGTATCGCTCTCAGAAAACTGGGGAAGTGTGTTTGTTACGCTAACAGCAATGTCTTGCTCTTGGAAGGAAAGTGTCATTGTATTCTGAGCGTTAGAGGTTAAAGTACCAGTAGATACTAAACGAATAACATCACCAATGTTAACAAATAAACTACCAGCAACATGTACCATTCCAGATACCGAGTTATCAGAAGCTTGAGAAGCTATTGATTCAGCAGCTAGTGGAACAGCCGTTAATGTTATTTGGTTTTTAGAAAGATAAATTGTATTACCTGCGCTAATTTGAATACTACCCGTAACATCAAGCTTACCAGCCTTCAACATCGTAATAGCTGTTCCGTTCGTTGCATCGCTTACCACTGAAAAAGCATCGCCACGAATTCTTGCTATGCTGTCAAAGCGAACAATTGCTGTAGCGGTCGAGCCTCTGCTCGACGAACCTTCAAAGCGTAGCTCAGAAGTTGGGATTCGCAGTTTCTGGTCAGAAGAAACTGCTATTTGAGAGAGGGAGCCTTGTCGAGACATTGTGAAGTGACATCTTTCGTTTACCGAAGCTGCTGCACCTGAAGTGTGCGCTCTGATAATATCCCCTGCTAATAAATAGCCACTCCATGAACAGCTAATACCTTCTGCTGCTGAAGTTGCTCTTTCCCAAGCTAATCTTTCGATAGCTGATAAATCATCTATGTTAGATGTTAAGGAGCTTGCATTTTTTGAGATACCTATGTTTTGATTTACTGCGTTTGGATTATCGGTAAAGCTTATATTATAAATACCACTTTCATTTACAGTAAAACTAGCACCATTAGTTGCACTATCACTATATGTAATATCACTCCCAAAATTGTCTCTGATATTACTAAACCTACGAATACGAGTAGCTGTACTACCATAACCATTAGCAGTATCTAACCTTACCATACTATCAGCTTCCTGCACCAACCCACTCTGAGTGAGTGCAATGGTTTTCGTGCTAAGCGCGCTTAAACCTGCGCAGGGAACGGAAGCGAAGAAAGATAGTGTAACTCCGTTGGTGTAAACAGTGCCTACAACCTTAGTTAGTGCATGAGCAGTACTAGTTTGTATTCCTAAGTTTAAATAACCAACACTTGGTTCAACTAACACTTCACTGGAAAAATAAGTTGTACTTGCGCCAGAAACCACAGCATGCCCTACAATTTGTAAACTTGGAATTATGCTCGTGTTAGCTGAAATTAGTCCTGCTGGAAGTCCGATTCTTGCTTCTACTGGTGTATTTGGTCCACAAATAAACTTACCCCTAACCTCTACATTCTCTCCAACTTGTCTCCATTCAAACTCAACAGCACTTGGCGTACCAAAGCCTTGAAATGTTGGCGTATATCCCTGCCAAGCTGTCATGTTTGGAACATCAATAGAACTGTTGCCAAATACAGCTTTTGCTGGAACGAGGTCGGTTGTTACAAAAGATTGTGTTGAAGTTGCTGTAAGTCCTGCACAAGGAACGGAAGCGAATAACATTTGCTGTTCACTAGAGTTAAATGCTGCGTTAGCTGTAACCTTAGTAATAGGATTATTCGAGTTAGTGAATAAGCCAAGCGTCATATAAGAAACACTAGGTTCAATTAATACCACACCACCATTACTAGTAGTAGCAAGGTTACGATAAAATTGACCTACAGATTGAATTGACGGAATAATTGAAGTTCCTGCAGAATTTAAGCCAGAAGGTAAACTAATTCTAGCTTCAGCAGCAGTTACAGTTCCTGTAGTCCACTTACCACGAATTTCTACGTTTTCTCCCACCTGTCGCCATTCAAATTCAACAGCGGAAGGAGTACCAAATCCTTGAAAGGTTGGAGTATATTGCTGCCAAGCGGTTACGTTAGCAGTTTGAAGAGATACTGTACTTTGTCCCTGATTGCTCATTCCAAGCCAGTAGTTCTTAAGCACAACATCGTCAATATACGTCTCTGGAGAACCAGATTCTTGTAGCGCAGAAATTGTATAAGAATAGCTTGAACAATTCGCTGGAATGTTGAAGCCAAGCTGTAAAGTACGTGGCAAATCAGAGAAGCGTAGCGACACAGTGGCAGAAGCTGTAGCAGCTTGAGAAAGTGTAATGGTTAACGCTGTTGTGTTAATTGACGCAATGGTCGTTCCAGTTGGAATACCAGAACCAGTAACAGTCATGCCTACTTTCAGTGTGTTAATGTTTGAGTTAGAGAAACCCGACACTGTAATTGTTGAGTTTGTTACAAGCGAAGCAATGGCTTGTGAATCTGTTTGAAGCTGCTGACTTGGATAGTCAACGCTATTAGTTTCATCACGAAATACAATTGTTACGTTACCTTGAGAGGCAGATGAACGAATTGTAAGAGAAGCTGTCATGTTTACGCCACGGAACTTAGGCGGAACAGCAACGGTTTGCTTGAACGAACGAGTGGATGCTGCTTGGTGTACAAGACGAGCTGACTTTGTTCCATCAAGTGGATTTGTCTCAATAAGCTCTAAACCTGTCTGGGTAAAGTCTGTAAGAGCTGAAGTATCAAATGGCTGAATCAGTAGAGAATCAACATCAGAAACTCCACCTCCGCCTCCAACAGCTTTAAGAGTAGCATCAACAACTTGGAACATTTCTTTTGTATCTGTAGCAAAAACAAGCTGCCCGTTAGCCGCTGTAAGAGCGTAAGTTGTAAGGTTAGCTTTTGTATCTTGCTTAACGTCTGAACGAATTGGAGTGCGAATATCTGCACCAGTAATTGTTTTATTGGTGAGTACTTGAGAGTCAGTTGTTCCAACTACAGAACTCCCTACAGCAAGACCGTGTACGTTAGCAGAAGCAGTTGTATGGTTTGTTAAGGCAGTTGTAGTCGCTCGTGTATCTACGTCAGATTGAAGTTCGTCAAGAGCACCTTGTACGGTTGTAGCAGCCAAGTTACCAGAAGGAGTATTAGTAATAGCAGAAGCCGCGTGAGCATCTGTAGTATCTGTTATATGAGCTTGAATATCTCCATCGAGTTCTTGCCCCATTGCTTGCACTGTTGTAGCAGCAATTGTTCCTGCGGGAGTAAAGCTGATCTCAGAAGCTTCGTTTTGTGCGGCAGCTTTTGTGTCTACATAAGTTTTTACTGCAAGAGCTGACGGAAGTTGAGTGTTACTTGCTCCAGTTAAACTCGTATCAGTATTAAGTACTCCAGCTTTCAGACTACTGGTTTGTATATTAGAAACACTGTTGTTATCTGCATCGATTGTTTTATTAGTGAGAACTTGAGATTGCGTGTTAGTTACGATTTGCCTTACTGCGCCCTCAATATAAGCTTTTAAACGAAGCTCAGCACTATTTTGAAAGAGTGATCCTTCAGCGTTTTCCGTAACGTCTGTTGATTCACCTTTGAGAACAACGCCTTTAGTAAAGCGTTTCATTATTGTAGTCATCGTATTTCCTTATTAAGTTTTAAGTATTCCAACACCTCTAAACTTTATTAGCCCGCTAATATAGCTCGTGAGATTTGATGATTTATATTGTACTTGTCCGCTAGCATCGATATTGAAAGTCATTCCTGCGTCGCCAATACCCTCAATCTGCAGAAGCCATCCAGATCCACCTTGATTAAGTCCTGTTAAAGTAAACGATTCACTTACTTCTTGGCTTACGCTATATGTTCTATATACATTTCCTGTTACACTAAATGAACGAACAAGAGCTGTGTCAAAAAAAAGACCGGGAATATTTTGAAAAGTTGTTTGATTGTTTAAAATTGTGGAAGAAGATTCAAGAATATCAGAAGGACCGCTAACAGAGTTAAGTACTTTTGTAACTTCTGTAGCCCATCCTGTAGCTGCTTCTCCCCATGGGGCAGGTTCGCCTTGCTCTGGGTAATCAAATGGTATATTATTTACGATTAAAGTAACACTCACACAGCACCTCTAGATATATTTGTTATTTAACTACATAAAACAAAAGGGGAAGCCGAAGCTTCCCCCATCGTTCTTGCATTGCACAAGTGGTTGAAATTAAGAAATTGTGATGCCTGTGAATAGTAGCTGATGACCGATCTTTGTACAGAACAAAGCTTGGTTAGTATAACAACGAATACCAACACCAGCATTATTCTCAAGCAAGTGGAAGAAGTCTTCATTGCTAAGAGGATTTTTGAAAGTAAGGTCAGTTGAACCAACACGTAGGAATTGGTCATGGTTAATAGCGTAAGCGAAGCCTTCTTTCACGAAGATAGAAGCTACGATAGTCATTTTACCATTCTGAGAGAAAAACTCAAGAGCTTCAGAACCGTTCTGAGCTGTAGCAGACTTGTACGAAACGTCGAAACGTCTAGAACCAGCTTGCTCAGTCATGAGATCAGCCCATGAAGCAGGGTTAACGTAAACAGTTACGTCAGACTGAAGACCTTTAGCAACCGGCTTAGCAAGACCTTTAGCGAGCTTGTTGAACGACATTGCTCCACCAACAGCGTGAGAGTTACCTTTCCAGAGAGAATACTGAGAAGCAGAAATTCCGAAAAGTGAACCCGTGTTAGTGATGATCTTGTGAAGACCAGCCATTTCCTTGCCGTATGAACCATACTCAAAAATAACGTCTGTAGAAACAACTGCAGCAGGAAGAGCATCTACTGTGACAGTTTTATTGTCAAAATCAACAGTTGTTACTTTACAGTCACCACGAAGAACTCCAGCAGCACTGTAAATCTCAAGGCGCATATTTTCAGCTCCGCCCCAGATACCCGGTGCCCATTCACCAGCAGTGATAGGAAGAACGTTACCAGACGGTGCTCCAATAGAAGCAAGACCAGACTGACCGTAGAAAAGACGGATTTCAAGCTTCTTAGACATAGAGTCCATCATAGCTTGGAAAATGTACTTAGTAGCTTCTTCAAAAGCTCTTTCGCCAGCAGAATCAGCGGCAAACATAGTGTCGAACGCCATAGCAGAACGAAGCACCATTTGGTAGCCTTTGATTGAAGCTTGCTTAATTACACCAGAGATAGGTGGATTAAGAGCAAATGCGCCTTCATCTGGTTCAGCAAAGCTAACGCCATGCTCCATACCAAGAATTACTGATTGGTTATAATCAGCACCCGGACGCTTTTCTTTGCGAACGAATTTGATAGCGTTAAGAAGCTTAACTCCATCTGGGATCAAGTTTTCAAGTTTACCATCGTAAACTTTTTTGTACAAACCATTTAGGTTGTCAAGTGTGTTAGCTGTAGAACTCATAATTTAGTTTCCTTTTTTTTAATTAAAATTAAGCTTTGTAAGACGCTTCAATGCAAACGCTAGATGCGCCAGTTCCATCAACAGTTACAGAAATTACGCTACCGGAAACGGAAGGTAATGCTGCAAGAGCAATAGAAGCACCTGTTGCGCGATTGATAACGCGAACTTTCTGAACAGATTTTACGGTATCTTTTACGTCGATAGCAATTACGCGAGCAGCAATTAGTCCAGTAATTGATACGATACCAGCATCTTCTGCTGATGGAGTAACTAGATTTGCAACGAGAAGCAGATCTCTCTGTTCAAGCTGAAGATCTTGAATTTTTGGGTCTTTTGACAAGAGTGAGGTAGCCATTTTGTTTTCCTTTTATTAACTTTTTTTTATTTTATTTTTTTGAGATACATTGCGTCATTCGATGTTTTAAGGGCAAGTGCTTGCTTAAAAGTCTATTGAGTCCTGATTACTCAACTATATTTGTTAACCACCTAAATTCTTAAAGAAATCTTTTGCTTTAATCTTTTGTGGTTCTTCTTGTTTTTTATTAGAGGTGCCCGTATCCTGTGTCTTAAGTGGAGCTTTAGGAACACCGTCTTTAGGCTTAACTGATTGAATTTGCTTGTTTCTAATAGCTCTAATACGCTCTTTAGACACTAGCATTTCTACTTCATCATCATCCAATACCCCCATCATTTCAGCAATATCACGCTTATACTGTTGCTTAACGAATGGTATGAGATCTTGAATAGTTAGGTCAATTCCGTTAGAGTATGCGATATATGCAAGATCGGCAAGCTTCTTTGAAATATACTGAGATCTTGGAAGTGATCCAATTTCAATAGCCTGAACGATTTCATTTTCTAGCTCAATCGCTGCTTCTTGTTCAAGACGAGCTTGTTCATCAGATCTGCGTTGTTCTTCGAGTGCTTCTTTTTCTGCAAGGAGTTCTTCGTATTTACGTTTGGTAGCTTCGTATTCAAGTTGCTCTGGAGTCTTTTGGCTCTCTTCTAAATCCTCACGAAGAATAGCTTCGGCAAGTTGACGCTTTTGTTCTTTGGAGAGATTAAATTCTGGGTTCATTACAATTGACATTGGATTTTCTGTAAATTGTTGCAGAAATTCCTGTACGTCAGCCTGTACTTCTTGTAGTTGTTTTGCTGTAATTGCTCGCTCTTGGAATGCTTGAGTTGCGACTCTTTCCATTTGCAGAGCCTTAGTAATACGCTCTTTGTCTCGGAGATTAATTTTTTCTCGTACTTCTTTACCATTAACTTTAAGAACAAACTCTTCGAGTTCTTCTTTGAGTTCTTGGCTTTCTGGAGAAGCTTGCTCTGCTTCTAGTTCCGCTGCGTCCACTTCTGGAGCATCTGATACTGGTGCGTCGTTTGATACTTCTGACATACATTTTCCTTTGTTACGCCCATATAGGGTAGTGATTAAAGTGAAGCGTCACGTTATTGTGATAGCTTCTAGTATTGATTTTGAATTTTATTCGTAGCCAAATTGTCTTTTTTTCTTTTTAAGATAGTCCTCGTAGTTTACAACTTTATCCATTTCTTCAATGTCTGGACTAGATACTTCACCAGATAACTTTAATGCCTTTTCGGGCTTCATATCTGGCTCACCGCCTACAGCTTTGATCATAGGTTCGGCAGCTTCTTGTGTATCTTGTGTTTCAGTTTTAAGAACAAGAGCTTCTTCTTCTGTAAGCTCCTCTCCATTTTGAAGTTTTCTAAGAATTTCTTGCAATTTATCCATCATACTATTTTTTCCTTTTATTCTTTGCTTCTTCGTACATCTTTTTTATTTCTTCTTCCTCTCCTGCGCCTGCTTCTGGGGGAAACAGTATAGAAGTTGGATCGCCTTCTTCAATTACTTTTGCGGGAACTTGCGCTGCCTTAGATTCTGGAGCATACGCTGCTATTCCTGCAGCAGCTAATCCGGGCAATAAACCTACTAGAGATCTTAGTTTTGTAAATGGAGAAGTTCTCAGTCCTGATTTCTTGCTTTGTTTTACGATTTCTTTTGTTAACTTGACATCTTCGGGTAAACCTTTTACTTCACGAATAAGTTCTCTCGGCTCGTATATATCTTTAAAATGATGCCCCGGTTTAAATGACTTTTCTGTTTTAGGTCTAAAGTCAGGTCTAGTTACAAAATCTTTTAAATGTTCTAATTCGTGACCCGCATCTGCTATTGCTTTTAATTTATCTAAATCTGTTTTACGAGGAGTTACTGCAGCGTAGTCGGCTAGTGCCCTTCTTTTTGAAGGAACTGCAGAAGCAAACCCAACGCTACCTTCCAGATTTCTTGCTACTTCTTTTGCTCTTTCTGAAACTGCTTCAGAAGGATCGATAACATATCTCTTACCCGGAGTAGGGTCTTTTTCATAAATAGCATTAAGAATATCCTCTAACGGATTTTTTAAACTTGCGCTTGATTTCTCATATTTTACGCTACCAAGAGATGCATCTATAAGTTCATTTGGATCATACCCCATCTCTAACGCTTTGTTAACTAAATCATCGTATTGAACTAGTGGAGTATTTGCAATAAAAGAACTAAACTGTTCGACTGCTCTTGGTGTAATAGGAGAAAAGCGTTTTGTTTTCATTATTGGTTAGGAGTTGGTACTGTTGATGTTGGTAAGTTTTCAAATGGAGCAGGAGGAGTAGCTGGTGCTGGAGTTCCCGGCATCATTTGACCTTGAGTTTGTTCTGAACCTTCCATTACTTGACCAATTGAGGATTGTCCTTCTACATTTTGTTCAGGATTATTCGCTAGGTCTTGTCCCGGTTGAGCTTGAGGTGCTGCTGGAGGAAGTTGCTGTTGATTTGTCATAGTAAGTACTGCAGGATCAGTGCTTCTTGCAAAGTTAATATGTTCTTGAATGTGAGCAAAAATTACAGAAGCCCTCTCGTCATCCATACGAATGTCAATATCATTTAGAACGGTTCTATGACGAAGAATGTGTTCTTTATGGTCATCAATAACAAGAGCCGGTACTGCAATTCCTTGAATAAGTCTTTCGTTCTCTTGTTGAATAAGGTTAGATTGATCTACAGGACTCTCCATCATTCCATCAATACGACCAGTATTAATAACTTGAGCGTATTGTTGAATAGAAAACTCATCAGGCTTCATTTGCATTAGCTGTTCTGCCATCTGAACTCGTCCAGCAGTGGTTCTTGATAGAGGATTTGCTACGTCCACAATTACTCGGTTAACATCAGCAATATCGCTACCTTTAAAGGAAACTAAGTATTGTTTATTATTTATTCCGACAATAGATGCAACTCTGGGAGCCATTGCATAATCTTGTAATATTTCAAGAATAGCTACCCCTAAATCTTCTACAAGCTGCACGTATTGATTTTGAAGTCCGGACTGGAATTGGATCGCCATTGATTGAACAAGGGCTAAGGAATTTCCTGAACGTAAATTTTGTGCTGGATCGGGTGTACCTCTGGTTACAGAGTTCACTCCGGAAAGCTGCTCCATCTTACCTTCTAGAATACTTAGGAAACTAAATGTTTCTTGAGATGTGCCAAGAAGATTCAATGGTTCTGGCTTTTCAGATCCTTGAATAATATTAAGTCCTCCACCAAGATTTGTAATATCAATATTGGCACCAGAACGAACAAATAAGTTTTGTGTAGCGAAAGCGATATTGTTTGACATGATAGACGAGTACAAATGGTTAATACCTTCCTGTAATGGGAGAAGGTCGAAGAGATTAGAATAACCAAAGTCTGTTCCAAGAATTACGTTTGGACTCATCCTGAAAATAGGAATTCTTCTATATGGTAATACTTGATCGTGAAGAATAATATCATTTGAAAGAAATACTAGCTCTCTTCCTTCTGGCATAGCATCGCTTTTTTTATGGTACATTGTCCAGACTTCTACTTCATCAGATTCACTCTTTCTGAATACTTGTAAGGAATATCGGTCCTTGACTGATTTTGTGTCAAGAGCTAATATCTTATCTTCAAGTTCTTGGTACTTAGCAGCTAAATCGAATTTATTTTTATATGTGCGAACTAATATCCAATCATGTTGGTTGTCTTCTTTGTTTACATCAAAAACTACATCAAAAGGAGATAAGTTAGTGAACTTAATGTCCCCTTCGTAAACCTTCTCTCCACTTTCTTCGTCTTCCTCTACAACCTTACCAGTAGTAGCATCCCATTCAACCTTAACATAACCAGCACCAATTACAATACTGAATTCTACGGCACGATTAATATAACGCTCAAGACGCTTTTCACGCATGTAGTAATCTAACAAACCATTAGCTAATGTAACTTGTGCGCTAGACTTATAATCCGTATTTGCGGCACGAGCTTCCATTGACGGACGGCTAGAAGTTGTCATAACGTACATATGCTGAGCAAGGTTACGAATATGATTTACCGGGAGCTGAGCAAGCTCTCCTTGCTCGCCAGCAAACGTAATTGTATGACCAGAAGCTGTGTCCGTAAAATACGCACCATGATACGCTGCCCAGCAGGTCTTCAACTTTTCTAAATATCCGTTAGTGGTAAGAGTATTACTCCAGTCTGTTGCCTTTTCAAGCAAAACAGATGCTGTTTCTTTACCATCTCTTGCTGCAAAATATGTAGCTTTAGCCATTCTAAACCTCTAATAGTATTTGTTTAATTCTTTTTTATTGAGAACATGTTAACTATGTGACTCTCGAAATTACTTCTATTTTCATTTCCAATACGGAATGCTCCGTCTCCATAAGTCATGCCATAACCTTTTGGATATGGGTTACGAGAGTACGCTATATTACGAATAAGATAAGCGAGTGAGTCAATAAGGTCATAGTGACCTCCGTCGAGAGATCTATCATATTCGGTTTTATTTTTATTCCACGTAGCGTTTTTTAAATGAAAAATCAACTGCTTACATTTAGGGTTGATGACAATGCGTTCTTCGGCAATAAGAATACGTATTTGGTTTATCCATGCGTGTTTATTGTCTTTTGCTGTAGGAATGAAGGAGATGTTATAATCAATGTTTAAGTCGTTCAATAAAATCAAGTTGTTATTATCTGAAACACGAAGAAATGGTTTCTTTAATCCCCATAACTCCTCTTCTGTTTTTTTGATTGAAGCTGCCAAATTTGCTGTTGTAAACAATTTTCCTTTAAAAGTTGCTTCATTCTCAATTACGATCTTACCTGTAAGGAAATCATAGTACGCGTATAATACTCCTGTCAAGTCTTTTACGCCAATATCCATGGAGACGTAAGGATCAAAATAGGCTGGGCGCTGATAAAGCTTTACAATTCGGTCTAGGGTTTCATCATTGGCTTCCGGTATAACGGCATGATCTTCGTCCGTGATCATTATGTTAAGGTACTCTCTTTTAAAGTCTACAGAATCATAACCGCCAACTTCTTCGGCAAACCCATCAATATCTTCTTTTGTATAACGCGGACAGTCCCAAATATTACGCTTAATCAGTACTTCATCAAACTCGGCTTTCTTAACAAGATACCAGAATTCATGACCTTGCGATTTTGGTAATGTAGAAATAAGGATTATTGGACCGCGTGTTGTATTTAGCTTAGGATATAGCACTGATCTAAGACCATACTTAAGATCGGTCATAAACCCGCACTCATCGACGATTATCATGTGTGCTTTTGGACCTCGGGCAGATTCTATCTCTTCAGCATTAAAGCCATATAGCTCAAGCTTGCTCTTTGTAGAGGGGAATACATAGGAAGAAGAGTCTCTGTCAAACTTAGGTTTAAGTTCTTGTGGACACGATTTAAAAATTTCATCAAACGTAGCCTTAACAATTTTCTTACCCTGCTTAAGTCTTGGCGCGACGTAGCAAATTGTAATGTTTTTACGTGATAAAAGTTCTTCGACCGCAATACCCAGAGCACCATAAGATTTACCACTTTGTCGAGAAAATACTGCAACGTGGGTTTTTCTTTTGACACTTCGTATCTGATCTCTTAAGACTCTTTGATTTGAGTCTAATAGGAAATCAGTGATCTTTCCTTTATTCCAAAGGATTTCTCTTGCTTGTTGTGGACTTATCTGTAATGGGCTATTGTTCGTTTGATTCATCTACAACCTGCAACGCTAGTTGTAGCAGTTGATCTTCATTCAAAGATTGTGTCTTTTTAGATTTCTTGTCTTCAACTGCGGTCTTACCTCGGATGAGCATAAGAGATTTAACGTATATTTCAAAAGACTTAACTTCATTAAACTCAAGGGGTCTTGTCTTTACTAGATTATAATATCTACCAATTTCAATTCGACAAACATCTTCTTCGTTTGAGCCAATAGCCAAAGGACTACTATTAATCTTTGTTAGTTCTTCAAGATGACGCAACTTGTCTTTTGCTTGATTTAGTTCTTCTTGAAGTTTAATATTTGTTTGAGTAAGCTTTTCGCCATACTTCTTAAGTTCTTCATTTTGGCTTAGGATATCCCTAACATCATCAGCAGACAGAAATTTCATATTACCTCTTAGCTGTTAAGTTAATAGCAGCCTTTAAGCCTTCAGATGAGTTTCTTACTTTTACGATCTCTTCTGCTAACAAGTTAAGCTTTGCGTTAGTTTCCTTTTCTTGAGATTGAAGTTTACTTTCAAAATCAGAGGATATACGTTTTAGTACTAGAAAATCTTTACCAAACTTATACGCTACTAAAGATAGTAAACAGATAGCGTCAGCATAACTAGCCGAAAACGCTATAATTCTAACGACAAAAAGACTTACTAATATGAGCATTAAATCATAATTTCGCATTTTATTACCTATGTTAAAAGTGAGAATCTGTGTTAATCGCTTGTGTAATTTGTATCCCCACTAGGGGTAGTCGAACTTACATCATCTCAGTTATATTTGTTATTTATGTACGTAAAAAATAATTTGGTTGATTTTAGGAAACGTGTGTATAATATTACTATATAGTACACGCAATTTACGCAGCGAGCCTAAAGCGAGCTGCGAAACGGTTAGGATTGTATCACTCCATCGTATACCATACGTATAATAGTATACTCTAGATTTATACTCCTTTCCAGATATTTATATACTAAATAGTTAAAATTATAAGTGACGCATAGCATAATTTATGTGTTACTTAAACAAATGTACATAGGGGAGATTTTTTTATGATACCATTTAAGAAAGGCGAAAACAAGCAGCTTAGTAAGAATTTTAATTCGTCAGAGTTTCAATGCCCTTGTTCGAAGTGTACGGATCAATTTATTGACCAAAAACTCATCGACAAATTGCAACAGGTACGAGATACCTACGGCAAGGCTCTTAAAGTAAACTCTGGCTACCGTTGTCCGGAACACAATGCTGCTGTTGGAGGGAAGATTGGAAGTGCTCATATGTCAGGATTAGCTGCTGATATTGCTCCAGTACTTATGACACTAGACGAATTGGACGATGTATACGAAATATGTTATAATGTATTTGATAATATTGGCGATGGTAGAAATAAAAAATTTGTACATGTTGACGTAAGAGAGCCAAAGAAGACAGGTAAGAGATTGTGGATATACTAGTATGCGCGTAGCAAAAATGAATAGACTTTCTAAAAAAGTAGCAAAACGTGTAAACTTGAAATACACAGAAGTCGATGCTATACTTAAAGTAACAGCCTACGAGCTGGTTGAGGTCTTAAAAAAAAGCCAACGAATGTATTGGGACGGACTTGGAGTATTCAATGTATCGATCACAGATTCTGGTTTATCCATTAGAATTAGATTAAGCGATGAAGTTTTTGAAAGACTAAACGACGATAAAGGGGAAAGATCAGATGAAATTGTATTTGAATGATAGCCAACGAAATTATCTTTTAGAAATTTTAAAAGCCTCTGAAAATAATGCCGTAAATGGAAAAGATGTAGAACTTGCTAATGAGTTTAATCAGCTTTACGAAAAGATTAAACCCGAAAATGTTGCTTATGTGGCGCTAAAAAGAGGAGACGCAGAAACTATTGTAGAGTTTTGTGAGATTGTAAGACACTCTCTGGATAAGGCTCTGACATTCCTTGAAAACGACAAAGACCGCCCTGCCGAAGAGGTAGAAGAACTAAAACAAGAAGTTTTGGACGCTCGAAATGAAATTGAACAGATTACAAATCAACTTCAAGAAAAGATTCGGAGCAATCCAGTATGAATTTTATAGATAAGATGAACGCCTCTATCTATGCAGAAGAGGATAAGCAACCAGATCAAAGCTCTATTGATAGTAAAATTTGGTATAAGTTCTCTGGTCCAAGTGGGGATTATTTTAGTCCTTTTGTAAGGAGCAAACATGAGCTTAAATACTTTGAATCTCCAGAGGCTATGTCTAAGTTCCTGAAGGGAACTGATAAAAGTTACGATATTAAAACAGAAAATTTAGTGGAAATATACGAAAAAACTACACCAAACGAACCGCCTATTGAACTCTCCCCGGGAATATATTTTCACGAATATTCTTCTTCGGCAACACCAGAAAGACTTACTCCTACTGTAGTTAGGGCAGACAAGTATATTGAACTGATGGATAGCTTAATTGATTTAGATAGGACAGTGGATGACTTTATAGATAACAAACAGCTATATGATGATTCTTGTGCTTCCTACAAATTAGGGGTTTTACTATTTGGTCCTCCGGGCACTGGCAAGACTTCATATCTTAGAGAGTTCATCCGTAAAAGAAAGGCAATCGTTATCTTTATGGACGGAGTTCCGTCTAGAAAGTTCCTTGAAAAGATCGAAGTATCTACAAAAAATACGCTTAAAATATTTGTATTTGAAGAAGCTGTGTCATTGCTTGAAAACTCAGAGGATATTCGAGACATGCTTGAATTTTTAGATGGTCCAACTTCAGTGTCTAATGCTATCTATTTTCTATCTACAAACTACCCCGAATCTATCCCAGAAAACGTGGTACGAAATGGACGTATTGATGTTTTTGTGCGCGTAGAATATCCAAGTGTAGATGCAAGAAAAAAACTAATGAATCTTTATTTAAAAAGAGATCCATCTGAGACTGAATTAAAACTTACAGAAAACATGCCCATCGTAGACATCAGAGAAATGTGCTTTACTCATAAAAAAACTGAAAAAAGTTTCGCCGAGTGTGCTAAACTAATCGAAGAGAAAAACAAAATGTTGAAAAAGCATTTTGGAAAAGCAAGAGAAATTAGACTTACTTAATTAAGGAGAAAAATGAGCAAGGTGTCGATTCCATGGGGACCAATTGGATACGCAACATATAAAAGAACATATGCTAGAAAACTCAGAGATGAAGATGGTTCTCCAACAGAAGAATTTAATCAGACAATCGAACGAGTTTTAAATGCTTGTGACAAACAATTAAAAGTTGGATTTACTCTAGAAGAACGTGAAGATGTTAAACAAATGATGCTTAATCTTGAAGGCATTGTTGCTGGGCGTTTTCTTTGGCAGCTTGGTACAAAGACTGTAGATAAACTTGGGCTTCCGAGCTTACAAAACTGTGCTGTCACGCTAGTAAATGAACCTATTCGTCCTTTTACGTGGACGATGGATATGCTTATGCTAGGATGTGGGGTGGGGTTTAATATTCAAAGAGAATACGTTTATGAACTTCCAAAACCAAAAAAAGTAAAAGTTATTAGACAAGACACAAAAGACGCAGATTATATTGTACCAGATACTCGACAAGGATGGGTAGAGCTTTTACAAAAAACATTAGAAGCTCATTTCATTACCGGAAAAGGATTTAGTTATTCGACTATTTGCATTAGAGGAAAGGGATCTCTTATTAAAGGCTTTGGTGGAGTAGCTTCTGGTCCAGAAGATCTTTGTTGGGGTATTACGGAGATTAACAAGTTACTAAATTCTCGTTCCAACAAGAAAGTTCGCCCAATCGATTGTCTTGATATTATGAATATAATCGGCTCAATTGTTGTAGCTGGAAATGTTCGGCGGAGCGCTGAAATTGCAATCGGAGATATGGACGACTTACAGTTTCTAAATGCTAAAAGATGGGACTTAGGAAATATTCCAAATTGGCGAGCAATGTCAAATAATTCTGTAGTTTGCAACGACTTCTCCCTTCTTCCAGAACAGTTCTGGCAGGGCTATAATGGTAATGGAGAGCCTTATGGATTGATTAACCTAAAGCTGGCACAAACTATCGGAAGAACTGGACAAACTCAATATCCAGACCCTAATGTGATTGGTTTTAATCCTTGTGCAGAACAATCTCTTGAGGATAAAGAAACCTGTTGTCTAGCAGAAGCTTTTCTGCCAAACATTAAAACAAAAGAACGGCTATTCCAAGTACTTAAAAATCTATATCGAATTGCTAAACACAGTCTGGCGCTACCTTGCCATAATGCAGAAACCGAAGCAGTAGTCCATAAAAATATGCGTATGGGAATTGGAATTACAGGTTATCTCCAAGCAACAGAAGAACAACGTTCTTGGCTACCGGAAGCTTACGAAATGTTAAGATCTTTTGATATTGAATACTCTGCTAAAAACGGATTTCCAACTTCAATTAAGCTTACAACGGTTAAGCCCAGCGGTACTTTGAGTTTGCTAGGAGGCGTTACACCGGGCGCACATCCGGGTTATTCGCAATACCACATTCGACGTATTCGTATTGCATCTAACAATCCACTTGTGGAAGTTTGTCGCAGTCATGGCTATCCAATTGAATTTCAGCGCAATTTCGATGGAACAGAGGATAAAAATACAGTTGTCGTTTCTTTCCCAAGTTCATTTCCAGAAGGAACCAAGTTTGCCAAGGATATGACGGCACTTGATCAGCTTGAAGTGATTAAAAGGCTGCAAACTGATTGGTCTGACAATGCAGTTTCTGTAACTATTTATTACAAAAAAGACGAACTTGCTGAAATTAAACAATGGCTTTCAAAAAACTATAATACTTGTTTAAAAACTGTATCTTTTCTTTTACATTCTGAACACGGATTTGATCAGGCTCCTTTAGAAGAAATTACAAAAGAACAATTTGATGAACTTTCTGCAAAAGTTAAAAAGATTGAATCTCTTGAAGCTATTGGAGATTTTGAAATGGAAGCAGAATGCACCACGGGAGTTTGTCCAATAAAATGAATAATCTAATTAAAATAGAAAGAATGCCAAGAAAAAGTGGCGGACCTAGAATTATTTTAGTTTTGAAGTGCTCAGAGGAAATGTGCACTACTGAAATTAGAGTACGAAAGTCAGAGTTTAAAAATTCATCTTTAAAATGTAAAATACACAGTCATGCAAAACCACCTTTTTATAGTATATATAATAGTTTTAAAAAAGACCATAGAAAATTAAAAAATGATATAACATATGGAGATTTTTTGGAATTAACTAAAATACAAGAATGTCATTATTGTTATTCAAAAATACCATGGGTAAAATATTCAGTTGTCTCCGGTAAATATTTAAGTAGAGCATATTATCTAGATCGTAAAAATAATTTAAAAGGGTATAGTCTTGATAATGTTGTAGTATGCTGTACCAGATGCAACATTGCTAGAAGTAATAAGTTTTCTTATGAAGAATGGTACGGCATGACTGAATTTTTTAGAAAGAAAAAAGATGTATTAAGGTAACTAAGGTTATTTAATGATTACTAAAAAACAAGCAGTAAAGTTAGCAAAAAGATCAGAAGTAAGTGTATATACTACAAAATATGACATTGAGCATCTTATATACCTACATGCGGAACTTGGTTTTTTTGAATTTGAAGTATTTGCAACTAAAGAGCTTGCTAAAAGAATTATCCCCGCTCTAGAAAAGAAAGGATTCTACGCTAACCAACTAGAATTCAAATCATTGGAAAACGAATGCAGGCTACACGTTTCTTGGATTTCCAACTTTTAATTGCTTACGCTTATTGCGCATACGTTCGCGGTTATATTCTCGATAACAACAACTGCAAACCTTGCCATTCCATAGCTTACCAGATTCATCAACAAACCTTGTCACAGTTCCTCTAACGATAGGCTCTTTCTGCTTTTCTTCTTTACATATCTTGCAAATCATATTTGCTCCTTCTATGTACATTTGTTATAATAAGAGATAGGAGTAATTATGAACTATATATATATAACATTTCCAAAACGTATTAAGTATGCTAAAGAAAACCCTTTGGTGGATTTTTATAAAAAATGTATGAAAGCTGCATTCAATAATCCTGATGTCACAGGAGTACAAGTTTGGGCTTTTGAAGTTAATCCAAAAGACTATAAAAAATTAGAAAAACTACTAAAAACACACATCAAAAAGATATACCCAAATCTTCCATACCAAAAAGCAAAATTTGAAAAGGGAATGATTCTTTTAGATATTGGTCCCAGAGTTAGTAGAGACGTTGAACCGGGATTAGTTGGAATAAATATAAGGGAGCTATATGGAGATAATAAAAGTAAAGCATAAGCACGTTAGAACATTCGGGATAGTAATCTTAAAGTATCAAGATTTATTACAAATAGAATTTCACTTTGGCAGAAAAACTATAATTATAGGATTTTAAATGGACGAGTGTAGATTTTGTGTAACTCCTTGTAATCAGCCACATTGCCCCTATACTAAAAAAGAATGCTCAAACTGTGTTAGACTAGAAGAAGAGAAAAAGCGTCTTATAGAAATTATAAGAGGTTTAGAAAAGTTATTAAAAGGGGATAAACTTGATTAACTTATTTATAACTCTTTATTCAGCAATAAACGGAATAGAACCATCTTTGTCATTTCAAATGGCTAGATTAGAGAGCAATATGAATCCGGCTGCATTGTCTAGAACTAACGATGGTGGACTATTCCAACTTAATCGTAGAGTATACAAATTTCATAATAATACTTGGATATTTAATCCGGACACAAATACAGCTATAGCAATGGATACTTTACGTAAATTAAAAACAAGATGTTCTCATAAAATAAAAAATGGGTACGTATTATGTTATAATCTCGGAACATCTGGAGCTAAGAAAATTAAAAATCCGACTGCTCAAACTTACTATAAAAAGCTTAGTTTAGTTTGGAGACATTAATGTTTAGTAAAAAAACAAGAATTGAGAGATCTTTTACAACATCAGTTAATGATCTAGTATTTCAAGTACACAATAATCAATTAACCATTGGTGATTTACATGGGCACTTTTTAGCAACCTCAATAACCGCTAGTGACATGGAAACTTTAATTTTCTTTTGTCAAAAGGCAGCTAACGTATTATCTCCGACCCCCGGTAATATTGTCGTCTACACAAATGATGTAGGTCCGCAGCGACTGTCTCTTTTAAGAGATGAAAAAAATAATTACATGCTTATTATTAACGATCAAATACAGTTTACTACAAATAGTGAAGAGATATATCATGAAGCACTGGTAGGTCCAATCACTTGCTCCTTAAAAGAAAAGCCGACCAAGTTTTTAATTCTTGGAGGGGGAGATGGACTCGTAGCAAAGCAGATATTCAAAGAGAATCCAAACGCGCAAGTAACACTTGTTGACTTTGATAAGAACATAACTGACTTATTTTTATCTGATCCCATAATGGTTGAAATTAATGAGAACTCTATGGCAAAGTGTACTATTCTAAACGAGGATGCATTTGAGTTTGCAAAAAGTAACACAACTAAGTACGATGTGATAATATGCGATTTCCCAGATCCAGACGATATTATTTTTAATAAACTATATTCGTTGGAGTTTTATTTAAGTTTAATACCACTCCTTAACAATGGAGGAGGAATTGCTGTCCAAAGTGGGTCTTTGGTTAAAAAAAGCAAATGTTTTAAGTGCATTGCACATACCATACAAGCGGCAGGATTTAAAACAAAAACATTTTATACGCCAACATCTTTTGGAGATTTGGTTTATACTATTGGTAAGCTGGATGAAACTCCTGCTCCAAATTTTTCTAAAAGCAATAGAGAATACAAAACATTATCGCAAGAGTTTTTTGAAAAAGCTATGACAACATTTAGACCCGATATTTGCTCAGAAGAAGAGGTCGAAATAAATACAGTGGAAAACAATATGGCGCTTTTATATAGAACGGGGGAAGTTGAGTGATTAAGAAAGTAGAAATTAGCGTTTCAAAATTTTTACACGAAATAAATGGAACTTCAATAGAGCTAGTAGAAGCCATGGATAAAAATATATTAATACTATCCGCTAAGGGAAACAAACAACATATTACCACTTCTTTTACAAAAGCCGACCTACTACTTTTTATTGAGTTTTTAAAATTAAGAGGAATTGAATGAAAGTTTACGTAGCAACCTTAGTTGATCTTGAAAATACAACAATTGTTGGAGTATATACAAGCGAAGATGTTGCGGTTTCTAAATTAGAAAACGCAATGGAAGAGTTATATATTTCTAACGAGGACTACGGTGTGTCTCCGGTAATTGTTGAGAAATATATTGACGACGTAGATGAAAGTGAGTTTATTTAATGAATAACCAAAACCTTCCTCCTATTAGAGTTTATGTATGGGATTATTTTCTTTTTAATTGCGATTCAAACAAGGAAGGAAAAACTGGTGGTCATTTAGTATCTGTTAGGTCTCGTCAAAATCAAGCTCTACAGTTTAGCATAATACTTGACAATGGCGCATTATTTACTGGACTCCCAGCTCATGCAATAACTTTTAAAGAAGACACGATAAATGAAAAACTCCAATTACAAGACGCTCAAATGTGGGATTGCATTAGTGATGACATTGATGTATTTTGTATGGAAAGCTTGCGTTATGCGGAATGTGAAGTAAGACCTTCTATGATAAATCCTAAGCTTGGGAAATATTTATTTACTGTAGACTTTGTTGGAGAGGGGTACTCTCGACACCCTACTCACTGGAAGCAATTACACGCCGTACAAACACTAGACGACTATTTTATGTTATACCCCCAGTACAGAATTGTATTTATTGATATAGCATTGTATACTGATAAAGAACTTCCTAATTATATTGCTAATGAAAAACATTGGATAGTTGGATCATGAAAAAAAGTGAAGCTTTAAAAATTATTGATGACGAATATGGCAAGTTTGTTGAGGATTGGCTAAAAGCTGATATTGATAATCTAGAAGGATTTATTCCTCTTCCTGAACGTATACTAAATGCTTTAGTAAAGGCAGGAATGTTACCCCCCTTTACTTATCTTAAAAAACTTGGCACCCTAGATACAGCATGGGAACCAGAAGAGGAGAAAGAAAATGACTGATACTATTGGTAGTGTTTGTAGCAAAGAAGAATGTAAAGATACAGAATATTCCTGCGCTTGCAAAGCTTGTGAGGCTACGGATGAATAGTTATTTTGATAAGTTTGGAAGACTTCACCACAAACCTTGTATTAACGGAGAACCCGCTGGCAACAATGGCTGGATCTACTCCGCCTATTTCCACAAAGCTGGAGGAAATCTTAACTCTACTTTGCTAAACGAATGCTTTAGAGACTGCGTTAAACAACACCCGAGCAGCCAGCTTTACACAAACAGACATCCAGATGGGTATAGCAAAGTTCCTCAATCACGCGACGAGATTCTTGGTATGGCTTCCCTTGGATTTCTTCACCCAATGCATTTAAACGGCTGGAGCTTCAGCCCCTATCCTATTCCTGCTTTTTCTCTTACAAAGCTCATTAAACAGCTTTGGGAGCTTAGACCAGAAAAAACTCCAACCGTCAACTATGAAAATGATAGAGTTGTGGAATGGCAATTCAAACACCGTAACTTCTTTTGGCAGAATAACCTCGATCAGATTTATCGCTTTGCTTTTTCTGTACCTCTTCAAGATAGAGCCTTCATACTTGAATGCTGGGGTGAAACTCGTAGCCTTCGCTATTTCTTTTACAAAACTATAGCGTTTATTGACTCTAAAATTAGTAAGCCTAAGAATGGTATTCCTTGGCTTAAGTATGGTGGAGACGAGAGAAAAAAGATAATGCAAACTGAATTTCCAGCAGATCATCCATTACAAAAAGTGTGATATACTATAAATAAGAAAAGGAGAAACTATGAAACGATTTTCAAATGTAAACGGAAAAGCAACAAAACTTAGTAAGGAACTCACTGCAGGCTCGCTTGGATTTATCATCGAAAATGCAGGAAAACTAACTGCGAATAACATTGCTGCAATTCTACACCGTCCAGTAAAGACAATCCAGAGCGCAGCCTCCCGCTTTGGAATCAGTCTTAAAGTAGGGTAATACCCACCAGAGTCACATGCTGGTAAATGTTAGAGTTAGTTGTGAGGTAGCGGCTCGCTTTTTTTAAGGACATTATGAAAGAAAAATTAGAACTTACTGCAATAGGGTACTTATTTGCATTAGCAAATATCTACCTAACTATGAACAACAAGCCTCTTCCCGGCATTGCTTTTGGTTTTGTAGCTTGTGTCTTTTTCATTAGAGCGTTAATGATTAGGAATAAATAATATGGAAATACTTCAAGCTATTGCCCTGTTATGTCAATTAAACGGTTGGGATGCTCATGCTGCAACAAAAGAACAGCTAAAGTGTCAACAATACTATGTAAAATGTTTAGGGTCAGAAATTAATAGTAACTATAAAACTTTATCAAAATGCGTATTAGAGAGAAAATTGTAAATCAAATAGAGTCAGATTTTAGTAAGATGTCTTCTTACGAAAGATGGCGCTTGCTTTTTCAAATTGTACATATTATAATAACTATAGGGATACCTTTTTTAGCAGTATGGTTAAACAAAAATTGGAAATAACATTTTGGAACGGAGTAATGCTAGGAGCGTTGGTGTCTTTTTTTATATGCTCCGGAATCGTTGGTGAATTTTTTGTAAGTAAGGAAGTGTTTAAATTAAATACTATTTATATAGATGGTAGAATGTATAAACTTTGTAGGATTAAATAATGTCATACTCATTCGAAGGCAAAATTGCAAACCAGTGTCCAGCTATAACGAACTATACTTCCGCCAAGACACGATGTGAAAAGTGTTCCAAAGTTATAGAGGCTCCCTTCCGTAGCTATGTAAAGATTGGCTATAAAGATTATTTAACCTTCGACTACATTGGCAAACCGCACTTCATCTACGAAACGAAAGGCGGAATTGCCGTTACATATTGTTCCGATTATTGTAAACGTAAGCATAACCATAGGTTTGCTAAATAGCTCTCCTTCGGAGAGGTCTGTACTTTTTAGTAGTCTTATAGCTGTGCATAGATTAAACAGGAGGCATTATGAAATTCCGATCTGGCTGTACCTACCGACATGACACTGCCAAGGACCTAGACATCTTGGTAGTTAGAGTGCGCTATGCTGATGAAAAGAGATCAAAGCTACTGATTCACTGGATAGATATGCAATCGGGTAATGTTCGAAACCTTCCGGGTACAAGTAGACCAGATGGTGCTACTACAGTTGAAATACAATCTACAGATTACAAATACTGGAAACGTGTATGAGTGACTTCCTAATTCTAATTGGGGTGCATGTCCTATTTGTGTTCTCTGTGTGCATAGTTTATTCTATATTCAATACTTCGGATAACGAATAAGTTGTCCGCAAATTCTGGACAACTGGAGATACAAAATGAAATCAGTTAAAGATATGGTTAAAGATGGAAAGAAGGTATATTTTCAATTCTTTCGCAAGGACACTCTATTCTATAAAACTGAATGCGGGTTTGAGTTCCGCGTACCAACAGTTGATTGTGGAGACGGAGTATTTCTTAGAGAAGACAAAGCAATATTGTTTATGAGATATATTAATAAAGAAATTAAAGAACTGGAAAAAGGACAGGAAAATGCATGAACGATAAAGACAAAGAAGCGTTTGAGAAGTGGTTGAGCGATGCAAGCAATCACTATGCAGACGCGTTAGCTTATGAATTTGAAAGGCATTTATGTTTTGTATCTTGGCAAGCCGCTATAGAGTATAAGGAAATGCAGAAAATAAATGGATCTAAGATGAAGCAGATGAATGATCGAATAGAGGACTTGTTAGCTGAAAACAAAAAACTCCGTGAGGCTTTAGATTTATGTAAGCAAGAAGCTACGAGACCGGCTTATGTTATAACCATCTGTAAAGAAGCACTAGAAGAAGTAGGTGAAGAATGAGCATAATAGAGGGTACTATATACGTAGCTAGGATTGGTAATAAATGGGGTTTAAAAGGCTTTACCCGTAAAGACATGTACACCTTAGGGAAACTAGCTAGAAAACGCTA